AAAGAGTTCCCTATAACAAGTGGCTTTAGATCAAGAGAGCCAACGCTACTAACAACTTTAATATTAGTATCTGTCGCCGTTACCACACCGCCAGTTGATGAAAATATACTCCATATCTCATTTGACGTGATAGCCTTTAGTCCTTTATGCTCAACCATAGACAATATACCGTTTAGTTGGCCGGTGTCGGGTATGACTGAAAACGCGTCAACAGATACTAGGGGCGTATTAAATTCATGGTTCTCGTAATCTCCCAATCGAGAAAACCATATTGTTTGAGGTTCTTCTGTGTTGTTAAATAGTATGAGCCGTTGACCGCTAAAAACTATTCCTCTTGGATAATCAAAAAGAGAATTTAAAGAAGCCAGCCTCCAGTTATTAGTATTATGCTCAGTAGCGCCAGCCACTAAAGTGTCCGTTGTTGTTAATGATATTTTTGCAAACTTAGCGACTACCCCATTGGTAGAGCCAGTAGTGTTTAAGCTAACATATATGACCTCTGCTGTCGGGATAATATCATAAGTGTATGTTCCTGATGTTGTTATTGGAGGCCCCGTAAATATCTCAGTACCTAGCGATGTTGTGCCAACATTAATAGCTACAACATTAGGCGGTGTACCAGATAAAGTGACCTCTACAATAAGCTTATGTCCTCTTTTGGGCAATGTTAATAATGATTGCTCCATTTTTGCCTCACCAGCTCCTACCTCTGTCAGCACTGCTTCCCATGTTGACTTATCATAAGTAAGTTTCGCGCCAGTAGGAGCCGAGCCTGTTACATCATCCCAAAATGTTATCCCATCTTTAAAATCCGAGTTCGCTATTTGCTCTTTAACGACCGTCTTATCATCTTGTACGTCTGCCCGTATAACAGTATCACTTGTTAACGTCGTTACTATAAACCAACTCCAGTACAAAGAGGAAAGGTCTCCTGGGACAGGGAAACCTAGCCTAATTGATTCACCAAGCCTAACATCACCAAATATCGGAGAGCTAGCAATTAACGACCACGTATCGCCAGAAAAATAAGTAGCGTTTATGCTTACGTCTACATCTATTTTAGGAATTCTTGCCTTGTATGGGCCATCTTCCAAAGGAACGGCCGTTATAGTCCAGTCAACATCAGACGATCTCGTAAGTTTATAAATTGTATAAGTACCAGATGCAATATAAATGGTGTCTGTTGATTGGGTATGATCTAAAACTGACACAAACTCCTCGCCGGGGAAAGAGGACGCGAAAGGGGTGGCAATCAATACAGGAATTTGAAGATATCCATCTGCTTTTGAATCAGGGTCGGCACCGCCAGCGATCCTTACGTAACGCGTAGTATAGCCAAGTGCGTCATTATCTCCATAATCGGACTCTCCGACCGCCAGACTGCCCACGGTACCATCTATCATTTTAACGCCATCTTCAAGTATATATGTTGTCTCTAATAGTCCCGTATCACCTCCGGCCAAAAGTTCCATGTAATATTCGTCAGTCCCGGAACCTGAAGCAGTCCATTTATATAAAGTAGAATATACCACGTCCCTTAACACGAGCGCGTCGTCAGCAATAACTCTCATTCTAAGATGACTAAACTCTAGCATATAGACTTGCTCTGTATTGAATTGGAAAGGTATTAGCCTTGATATTTTACCGGTATTATAACATTCTGCTACAAACTGAGTGCCTGGACGGTTCTTTGCGCCGCCCAACGGGTCGATTATCATATTGGTGCATTCTTTTAGCCCGTAAGGATACTTCTCAAGCTCCGTGCTTGCATCTATATCGGGTGAGAATACCCCCGCGCTAAACGCTCTTTTTATGCTTTGTGTCATTACCTTCTCGCGTTAATATATTTATCATTGTCTGGTAGCTCTGTATGCTGCTCTCGCTTGTTATTCTTTTGCGACATGGCCAATGTACCAATATATAGATTTCTCATATCATTCATCAAATTACGATCTCTCTTTAGTGGCATGGCAAGCTTCATGGCCCAGAAGTAAGAGAGTGCCAGTATATCGTCTGGCGGCCATGTATTAAGGTTATCTTTATCTACCGTATAGAACATCACGGCGTTCTCTTTGTCGGTAGTGATGACGTTGCTTGTCTTAGAGCTATGTGAGGCCATCTCATACGGTGTCACTGTCTGCGGGTCAGAGCTATATATATTTCTAAGCTTCAGAGATCCCGCGGGCTCCGCATAGACATAATCATATTTACTGGACGTTTCACCGCTTGCCGGTGCAAGGGCTACTTCTAATTTTGCGAACCCCGGAGCCGCCTCCCTAAGATAAGCTTTTCTAGTCTGCTCGTAGGTGTCCTTGCATTTTTCGGATACTTCGTCGCCTGTCGTGTCAATAGAGTCAATAGACGGTATCCCTAAATGGTCTAAAGCCTGATTCGCTAAATCTGTTGATGTCATTGTCTACCCCTTAATTAGTTCAAACCTTCCTTATTCTGCTACTTCCGTCCATCCCTCGATGCTCGCACTAGCGTGTGCCCCAGAAAGTATCCCGTGACCAATAAAAATTATATCCGTCTTTTCGGTAAATATATCTAGTAAACCATTTGGACGATATCCACCGTCTAGTGAGTGCCATGTAGCCCTTAATATAAACGGCGCGTCTGCAACTCTATTGTCACGGCAGAATATATGGTAGGTCATAGCTTTGGTCCCAATGGCGGAAGCTTCGGGGTTTTGAAAATGCCCTTCCTCGTCGGACGCTATAGTAAACCTACCGGCATCAGACGTAGAGTGATTTTCATAGATTTCCATGATGTCTACACCGCCAATCGATGCAGTTATAACACCCGCGTTTGTCAGCCCGCTTCCAGCTGTTACAACTTCAATCTCGTTTATTCGTATAAAGGTCTGCGCTGTTACTGTTGTCGGAGTAGCTCCAGTTGGCACGATTATAGCAGTAGCCGCCACCCACTTACCTCCAACAATGTCTAGGCCTCTCACTATAATTGATCTTGCCCCAGTACCGTCTACTCTATCTTGAGCATCGTCACTTTCTATAATTACCCCTAGCGCCGCAGCAGGCCAGTTACCAAACCCGGCAGTATTAAGAGCTGAAATCTCTTGGTCTGCTGTAGCTACACCGTGAGAGTGTCCTCTAACCTTCCTGTAAGTATGCCCCTCGACATTACCAGCCATTATCTCATGTAAGAAGCCAGAGTCCACAACAGATAGACTTCTATTAACTACCTGCGCGCTTCTTGTAGATGCGGGGTGTGAAAATATCTCTACACTATTCATCTGATTATACCTCTTTAATATGGCGGGAGTTTTATACCCCCGCCGGTAGATAGTTGATAATTAGGCGTTACCCTGCTTTGCCTTATGTTCTGCGAGCAGTGATTTAAGCGTATCAACGCCAGCGTTATGATGGAATTTGACACTAAGCTCCTTGAGCTTCGACTTAAGCTCGTCTGCTTCGCTTGTTGTTGGTTCTGGATTAAAGTCACCGAGGATTTCTTCCTCTTTAGATTTGATGATGGACTGCAACTTCTCAAGACTATCATCGTCGCTATACGGTTTTTCCTCTTCTGGGCTAAGATCATAAAGTTCATCAATCCTTGATTTTGCATCAAGAACCCTTTTGTCAGCGAAGTGTTTGATCGGGCTGTCCAGGTCTAGCGCTCCAAGATCGGAAATGCCACGCACGTTGTTATCTTTTGCGAGGATTTTAGCCAAATCGGAAGTGCCCGCTGCTTTAGGAAAAGATATCTTCCTTTTCTTTAGAGCGTGCGCAATGTTAGCCTTATCCTTCAAATCCTCTCTTAACGCATCCCCCGTAAGCTTAAAATATTTTCTAGCTATCGGCTTAACGTTACTGATCTTTATTGGCACCCCTTTAATTATTTCTGTCTGCCCAGCGATTATATACTTAAACACACCGGGCGACACCTCTATCTGACAATTTACTTTACATTCTAAACCCATTTTATTTGCCCTCCTTACCGTTAATTATTATTAATTTTTTATGTCATGATCTACGCCAGCAACATAAGATAACGATACGTTACCGCTTGTAAAGTTCTCGGTTGTCACTGTGTAATATCCCCTAACAAAACCCTGCATCCCCAGCGGTACAGGTATCTTTATCTCGAACCCTGCCACTAACTCCGCCTCTGTAATACCGGTTCTTTCAAACTCGTTCTTTAAACTCGTAGCAAAGCCTGCGTCAACATCAGACTCTATCTTGAGAGCCAACACAGCCGCATCACCACCAGAGTCCATAATAGTATCTACCTTAAAAAGGAAGAACCCCGTATCGTTACCGCTATTCCAATCAGGTATATGGTTGGTAGAGGCGGCAGTTGCGGTTAATGCCTGCTCGTTTGAAAGCAGTAAATCAAAATCTCGTCTCATCTCTATATCTCCTATGATATTATTATTAATAATTACGGCACATTACGCATATTAATCAGTTGTAAATGTCCCGGATACTGTCGCCTCGGTGTTCGTGATTATAGTGAGCTGCTTGATAGGTATACCGTTCCAGTCAAGTATACGCTTGCCTTTTACCTCGCTATATCCTAAGTTACCGCCGACCTTCTCTTTTACCTGTCTGGTTAAGAAAGAGTAGATTGTCTTGTTTACATAGAAAACCGGCTTCCCGGCATATCCGCTCACCCTGATCTCAAGTCTAGTTAAAAGATCAGATAGGTTTGCGCCGGTTGCCCCATTGAAGGTAAGGTCAGAGACATCAATATTACAAGCTCTCATTATATGATGCCAGTCAGTGACCACCAGCCCTGCATCTTGCTCGTAGTAGTTCTTGTGACCGACAAACTTATTAGTACCGCCCGAATCTGTTATCTCTATATCGCGATAGCGCGTTACTTTTAGCCCAGCCTGCGAGCCTTCTGGATAGAATCCGAATGCCCCGTCTTCCGCGTTCCATATAACACCGATTATGCTTGTATTATCAGAACCGGTTCCTCCGCCGCTTATCAGGTTATAACCTGCTTGCTTAAAGTCCGTAGAGGGCACGCTAAGTCTTGCCTCAATGCCCGTGAACTTGTCCGTATCAGTAGCAGAGTCACCGTATACCATTGTTGTGGCGAGCTCGTTCATCAGGGCGTGGGTAAATATCATGTCCTTTCGGGCCATAAACGCATCAATCTGCTCTTTTGTGCCCGTAACTAGCTTACGATCTACCTGATAAGCGTTGGTGAGTTGCGCGAACCCATTACGGATCATCTTCTCGTTATCCTTGCTTGTGGGAACACCCTGATTAAGCATTCTGTAATAGGTTGTAGGATAACCTGTAAGCTCTGTTGATTTAAATGTCTCCCCATCGTTTGACGGTACAAACGGAACATCTTCAACAATAGGGTTCATTTCTGCGATAACTTCAAATAGTTTCGCAAACCTTCCATTATTTAAAGTGATTTTTGATACATCACTTAAGTTATATCCTTGACTTATAGCTGACATAATATTTCTCCTAGTTCGTTAAATTATTAATTTTTATCCCCCCTGAACCGGTGGTTGAGGGAATATCTCCGTAAGGGTGTTAAACTGTTCTTCTGCCGCGCCCTTATCGCCAGTCTCCATCGTATCCTCACTTATCTTGTTACCGAGATTGACAAGCATATCAAAGAAGAGCGGATTGTTGACTAGCCCTGACTCTTGGAATACCTTTTGCAGTCCTTCTGGTACGAAGGTTTTAAGTGCATTAGCCGCCTTTGCATACTCCGCAGGGTACTTATCGCCGTACTTCTTCTTCGTGTCGGCAATGTCCTGCTCCGTTTGAGACTTGTCTGCTTCGGCTTGGGTCTTGCTCTCTTCGGCTTGCAATTTCTGCCTAGCTATATCAAATTCAACAAACTTTTGAGCTTGTTCTTGAGTAAGCCCGACCTCTTTTGCAGTCTTTGAAAACTCCTCGTGTTGCTCATCGGTGAATTTATAACCAATATCAGCACCATCCTCAACATTAAACGACTCGTACTTCTCCGGCACTTCTGCTTTCGTCTCTTGTGCGTCACCCTCTTTGCTGGGTTCAGAGCCTTCTTCGGCTGGCTTACCCCCCATTAACCCATCACCCTCCGCAGGTGTTGCATCTGGCGTGGTTGTGGACTCTCCGCTCATGAGGTTTACGTCTGGTGTTCCTTCTGTGTCTGTCGCTGACGGCGCGTCGGTGTTACCCTGTGTCGCGGTCTGAGCGTTGTTTGTATCATCTGCCATTGTTTTTCTTCTCCTGTAATTTGTTTAGTTCTGCGTTGATCTTATCCATTCTTGAATCGTGTACACCCGTTGTCGGGAAGAGATCCGCGATCTTTAACTCACACCCCGCTTCGGCAAGCTTGAACATTATCTGCTTCCCTATGTTCTGTTGACCTAACGCATAGGTCGTCACATTGCTATTAGTAAAAACATCGTTTAGTGGCTTACTTAGAGACATTATCCACTTTATAAAATCCATGCCGGGCTTTGTGTCTGCTACTGCCTTAATAGACTTTAAGAGGTTTAGCTCATCCATAAGAGCGACCTGCTTTTTGCTGTCGCGCTCCGATTCGGGTAGGCTACCTTTCTTTTGTTTGTCTTCTCTCAATTATACCGCCCCTGTTACAGCCGCAAGCGCGTTATTGCCGCTTGTCTCTGTTTCCGATAGCTCTTTTGCCATACCGGTAACGGCTTGCGCCTGCTCTCTTTCCTGTAATTCTTGAGCCTGCTTCGCCTTCGCTAGTCTAAAGTCAAGAACCTCATCTACTGAGTTAAGCACATCAGGGACAGTGCCGAGCGCAGTGCCCACTTCTCTAGCTGCGTTGTCTGCATTAAATACGTCTAGCACCTCTGGATGTGTTTCTGACATCGCCCTGACTGTTGCATATAGTTGTTCAATAGGGGCAACCGCTGTCTGTTCCTGTGCCTGACTGATTAGAGAAATAATCTCAATCTTTATATCCCTGTCCCGGATAATCTCTGGTGGTTCAGGTAAGCGGCCCATCTTGTTTAATATGTCATAGCCCCTAGATATAATATTTTCAAATCCTTCTGGTATAAGTCTTTCAATAATCGGCCCGAGCAATCTTAGCTGCTCCCTTGTCCTTGCAATAACTTCTGTCGCGGTCTGGGTCTTTTCATTAAACGACGACAATAAAAAGAATAGATCAGCAAAGAATATTGTCATCAACCGTCTCTCTACTACCGCAATGGACGCATCAAGGTCGGCAAGGTTAGTATTCACCTGATAGGCCGGGGATAACGCTGGCTGTTGACCTTGCGTGATACCGTCAACATAGGTGATACCGTCAGCCGCCGTGTTTATATCAAGACTCCCAGCTGAACCTAAAGCCACAAGTGGCGGCTCAACCTGTTTTGCTAAGGCTCTTGACCTATCCTTTGCAAGGGTCTGTAGCTCTTTAGTATCAGGGAGCCCTAACTCTCCGGGGCCTGTACCCCATGTATTGCTACCCCTAACGCTCCATCTAAATGCTGCGAATGGCTTAGTATCATAACCTGATTCCCTCAACGGTTTAGAGTCATCGTTGCCGTTCATCTCCCAATATCGAGAGCTGTATAATTTGTTCTTAGAGTCAAGCTTAGAGACATCTCTGTCTGTGTTCCGCTGTTGTATGTGCAGGATGTCAACATAAGTCTCCCCGGCGTTATTGCTTCTGACCGCGTTCTTCACTTTATCTGATACGTTTTCCTCTCCAAACTTCTCTATGACATTACGGGCGCGCATCTGTATTACCTGCGCAACATAGTCTACCCTTCCGCTGGCACCAGTATCAATATAGTATTGACCGATAATAAAAGGAGTAAACCTAAAGATTGACTCAACATCAGCCTCCATCTGCACAACGCCTGTACCAAAAGCACATATACCTGCATATACTGCCTCAATCGCGGTGTAGAAGTTTGATTTCCCGAGGCTTGATAGCAAGATATCAGTTACTTCGGCAAAGTATTCTTTAACGCTCGCGTCCTCTCTAAGCACCTTGTCGTCTATCGTTAAATTCACCCACTTATTTGCGGGTGACGTTATCGCGCCCCATATCCCTGACACAAGGGTTCTAAGCGCTATTGTTGCGGTGCTGTTTATGATATATTCATCTTTACGAGAGCCATCATTAGGGGTTCCCTCTTCGTCAAACTTGCCACCCTGAGGATATATAAAGTCGTTTATTTGCCTATGCGTAGGCTCAAAGTTGGCTCCGTACTCTGACCTTAAAGCGAGATATCTATTAAAGTCCCTCTTTCTCTGTGTTGTCTCATTCGCCATGTTATTTTGCCCTCAAGCTACGCCTGCTTGTCGCTGTTGTTGCCCTTCTACCGGCTCCCACCCTTGATGCCCTTAATAGCCTGTCTGTAAGAGCGCGTTGCCTGATAAGTTGTTCAGCGCTATCGACACCCGGTATTTCAGGAACTTCCGGTGCTCCTGGTATTTTTGGCCCGGGGATTATATCTTTTCCTTGTCCGGCTCTAATTCCTGCGAATGTTGCCGCACCAGCCGCGGGACCGCCCAAAGCAGTTGCGCCGACTACCGCTACTCCTGTCGCTATATCTTTTATGACCCTCTTGGTTGAACCGCCCATATATCACCTCTTATCTGAATATCGCTGTTTTGTTGCTACCGCCGAATTGTTTTTTCCTTGTACCCATGACGTGTT